TCATGCAGGTTACCTTGTCGGGGACGCTTTCACTGGTAGTTGGGGCTGAGCTTTTTCGTAGTGATAGCAAAGGCCCGATTGTGAGTGTCGGTGTAATGACTGGATCGAAGTCTGATTGGCAGAGGTCCTACTGCTTTACTTCGTACAGGTCAATCGGTCGAGAAGGCGTGTTTATGCTTGATGCTGTCATTAACTACACAACAGTCGTTCCGTTCGACAAGTACTATGATGGTTTCTTGTTTGTTGGGGTTGAAAATCCATCTTCAAAACCGCAGTTGATTTACAATTGGGATGACGCTTCCTATTTGTACATGGAGATTACAGGAGTGAGGTACTGACCATGGCTACCAATCCACAAGGGATCTGGGTTTACAGTCCGAATGATGTTATTCAAAGTTGGCCCGCGTTTATGAACTTGGGCTTTAACTCTGTATCTGAAGTCATCAAGCAGCTTCAGCAGAATCGTATTCTTATTGCTAAGAACGCTGCTGATGAGTCAGCCAAGCTGTCGGCTATTAAGAGCGCTGCTGCAAACATTGTGGACATCTTGATCTATCGTGCAGATACGAATGAGATGTACCTGTATACTAACAACCGATCTGAGAAGGTCTGGGGCGGTGCACCAGAGGTTCGTTATGTGAACAACAATGAATCGTTCTCTCAGTGGCGTCGCTATACTCAGCATGGCGCGAGCGCTACGATTAACCAGATGATCGATTTGCCTTCGAAGGGCCTGTGGCTGTTCTCCAACTGCATTACGTTGGATAACAATAACTCTTCCAAGGACACCAATATCGACGTGTTCCAGTCGATTGCAAATGCTCAGTTTGTCAACGTTGGTACTACCAACACGTACAACCACGCTGAGGGCGTCACGTCGTTCCGTATGGCGACAATGCCTTACTACGCCTATAGCCCTGGCAAGGTGAATGTTGCTGTCAAGATTCAGTGTAGCCCAGTCAACAATATTGGCTGGGGTGGCCTCTGTATTGGGGCCTCGAAGATCGGCTGAGTGTGCTATACTAAGTAGCGACAGTTATCAACACATTCTGTGTGGTTGCTGTGGGCGATTGGGTGAGAAAACCCCCTGACTAGTTCTCCTTTCCTAGTCAGGGGGTTTTCTATTACCTTGGCCACCCGTTGTCGAGTGTCCATTTATGGTGTAGCTCGTGTACAAGGTAGTACACCAGGTGCCGGAAGGCGTCTCTCACGTCGTTGGCGTCCTTGTAGTTCACATCTTTGCCGGTGAGCCACCACCCTAGGTTCTTCAGTGTCGCATCCTTCACGAGGCCCTTGGCTTGCGCCGGGGTCTGATAGTGGATGTCATCGACAAGCCAGTCAAGCACAGCGTTTACCTTCACAGGGGTGAGGTCTGCTGTGAACTTGTTGCTTGGACGCAAGTCGAACTGCTCGGCAACGACAGTAGCACCAGGATACTGGTCCAGGTATCGCTTGATGAGTTCCACGGTTTCGATGTGTGTCGAACAAATGAACTGATCGAAGTGTAGGATTTCCACTGCTTCATCGACACGGGCAACAACTAGTCCTGTGTTGACACCAGGATCAATTGCTATTACTGTTTGCATATTCTTCCTCCCAATCATCACTTAGTACATCGTATGCTGTGCCAGCGTAAACATTCCTTGCGCTCGGTGAAAGCCCACCAAAGACACCTGAACGGAACTTCTTACCATCAACAGGTGTTTCTTCGGCTTGCAGGCAGTCTTGAAGACACTGTTCTTTGATAGGGCAGTTCCCGCAGAATACTCGTGCAACGTCTGCGTAGAGCTTCACATCGTAGAACAGCTCGACAGGAGCATTAAGGCAAGCTGCTTCTTCATAATCGGATGCGTTCATCACACCTCTTCCCAGTTGTTGCCGACCTCTGCTTCAGCAGCAAAAGGCACGCGATTGAACACAATTGTCGCCGCCTTAGCCATTTCGTATTCCATCATCTTGGAGCACTCTTCAATGGTTTCTTCGGGGCACTCGACATAGGTAGCGTCATGGACAAGGCCAATCAGCTTAGCTCCGTACTGCCCTACCTGTTCGTTGATCTTGATTGCCGCGTTGAGGCAGATGTCATTAGCTGTCGATTGTGGAACAAAGGCGAGTGCTTCATTCTGTGTCGAACTGTAGTTGTTGTCCGACACGAATAATGGGTTGAAGGTGAGGCCGAACTTGGTTTTACGTTCGTGGTCCTCTTCCTTCCGTCCTACACTGTGCTTAACCCGTGCCTGCCAGTCTCGAAGTCCCGGGTAGGAGCCGAGGTATTGATCGACCACATGCTGTGCGGCCTCAAGAGGCTGTTCAAGCGCTGTCGCAATAGCTGGTACACCTCTATTGTAGTTGAGACCGTACACCACGCTCTTGACCAGTGCGCGTCGGTTCTTCGCGGTCTTTAGCTGTTCGTGCTTGAAAGCCTCGTATGCTTCGATTGTCGGGAACTCTTCTGGCCAGATCTTTGTCATCAGATCGTCAAAAAAATCCGGCGCACCCGGCTGGAACGCGGCAATCATAGCCTCGTCGTCCGCGAGCTCAGCGACAGTACGTAGCTCTGCCTGGGAGTAGTCGCAAGAGATGATCTTGCAACCAGGTGCAGCGACAAGGGCACGCTTGATACCGCTGTCGCGTCCCATCGTCTGAATCGCTGGCCCCTTGGCCGACAAGCGACCCGTCTTAGCACCGTGAGGAAGGTAGTACGGATGGATACGTCCATCCTCACCGACCTTACGTCGCACGTTAGCAATGAATGAGCCAATCACCTTAGCTGCGTAGCGGTAGGCAAGCAGAGCGTCGATGAACTCAGTCTCCTTGCCTTCGCGTCGCAGCTTCTTCAAGTGGTTTGAGTCGAATGACGGGGACGACACACCCTTAGACTTGAAGTAGTCCTTGATCTGCTTAGGTGACTGAGGATTGAAGTCCTCACCCGCGTGCTGCCTCAAGACAACAAGGTTCTCGTCGCACTGTTCCTGGTACTTTTTCTCAAGTTCATCGAGAGCATCAAGCGACACAGCAACACCGTTCATCTGCACATCGTTGAGAACCTTCGTGACCTGCATACGGTAGCGATAGTAGTCGTACTTTCCGCTGTTCTTGAGCATCGGAAGGAAGTATTCGTACAGCTTGAAGGTCCATACCACGTCTGCCAAGTTGTACTTATAGAGCTTTTCCCTGGGGATGTTTTCGAAGTACGCCCCGCCCTTCAAGTAAGACTTTGCATCCGAGTCCCAATCCTCTGCACGCAACCAGCGACGAGCGAGAGGCTTCAAGCCATGCTCACCAGCCAGGTTGTCCATGACGAAGTGCATGAGCAGCGTGTCCTCATGATGGTACACGTTGATACCCAGGCGCTTCGACAGGTACGGCATATCGAAGGTCCCGTTGTGGCAGACAACCGTGCAGGTGTCGCACAGCCTCTTAATGGTCTCTGCTGCTTTGTCGGTCTCAGCAAGCTCCTCGGGGATAACCACACCAAACTTGCCATTCCACAGGGCAATCGACAGGATGCGCCCAGCCGCGAACGTGTCGTTGTCGATGTCACCAGCGGACTCGATGTCGAGTGCAATCACCGTGCCTGGCTTGAAGGTGATGTCCTCACCCTCCCAGATAACCCAGTCCTTGCCGGGTTCCAGATTAGGATCAACAGGACCAAGGTAACCATACTGCAACGCCTGAGCAAGGAACAGAACAGACTGCGGATTGCTGACAATCTGCTTAGGTGAAAGCGTCTTGTACGCACCACCCTTGTAACCTTTCACAGTGCCGAGGGTGATCTTGATATCCTCATCGTTCACATCGTCAGTGATTTCTACGTGCGTGTCCTCTGGAAGGCCAGATACCACGTATGCCCGCTTCAGTAGAATCTGCGCAAGAACAGGCAGCTCGTCGCAGTCAGTAGTTAGAATCTTCATACCCGCCCTCCTACGTATTCAATGAATCGTTCGTTGTTTGTCTTGCCCTTGATGACTTCACGGATTGTTCCGCGCGCCTGGGCGTATGTGATGATTTCCTTCAGTTCACGCATCCCACTGATATCACTCTGGAACTTCAGCATGAGCTTGGGAATCGCAACAAGGCCGTTGTCGGTGCGTGCAACAAAGTTGATGAGCTTATCGACCTTGTTACTGAAGTTAGAGTTCTTCACGTGGTGGATGAACACTTCATTGCTCGACAGCCAGATGGACGCAAGCGAGATAGCCTTCAGCATCTCGCGCATTGTGACAACGACAGTGCCCTTTGTCGTCGGCCCATTATACATAGCAAGTAGAGCAGCGATACGCAACACCGAGAATGTCATACGCTCAGTGCCTGGGAACAGCTCACGACTATTCAACATGTGTCGCTCAGCCATGACCTTGGCTTCCTCAGAGAAGTCAATCCAGCGCTCGAACACACCCGGCTCAAACTCAATGGGGATACGGACTTCCTCGTTAGGGAGACGCGATGCTTGACGTGCACTGAACTGTGAATCGAACTTGCTCACAGACTTGATCAAGTTCGACAGCATGAAGTCGCGCTGCTTGTCCTCAATCTTGCCTGTCGATGCACTGACTGGCACCAGCTTCACATCCTGGGAGGACGTAATGTACTTGTCCCGGTCGTCAATAACGACAAGGCAGCGAGGCGTGAAGCCGGACTCCACCTTCTCAGTAGTCAGATGCTTTGCTGCCTGGTCCAAGATGCCGGTCCCGTAGAACGTCATGTAATACGGGGTGGCAGTCTGGTAGGCAACCTTGCCACCCTTGTCCTTACGTGCGACAGCCGGAATGTAGCCGTCGTAGCTCTTGGTTAAGAACGGCATCATCGATGACATGTAGCTGCCCTTCTGGGCAGCGTGTGCGAAGAAGTCTTGAACCTCATCGATTGCGAAGAGGCCGCTCTCCTTCGGCTTGGTACGCAGGTACGATGACAGAGCCTCACCTGTCGAATCTTCAGGCGCAATGAAAGCGTCAGGCCCCTTACCAATACCGACAGCCACGTCTCGCATCATGCCTTCCGCGAGGCGCAATGATGTGGACTTACGGGATTGGGTTGTACGCCCCAGAACCAGGAAGTATAGGTTCAATGGCATTTTTTGGACATTGATTGGCAGGAAGCCGTACTTCGCAAACATGGACGATAGGATAGCGAGAGCACCTGCGTAGTGAAACTGCTTAGGCGCCATTGCAGACTTGGTTGACGCCCATGCTGCGAACTGGTCCACGAAAAGGCCCATTGGTTCTTGCTCATTTTCGTGGAGGAAGTTCACATCCTGGAGCACGAGTTCGCGTGCTTCGCTCAGGAGATACGAGGACCCAATACGTGTCGTCGCTTCGAGATCGTTCTCAGTTGGTCCACTGTGTTCGGCCTTCCAGCGTGCATAGTCACGGTTGACCTGCTTCCACAAGTAACCATCGCCGCGTCCGTCCTGTTCGAATTTATTGAACTCAGTTCCGCGCACGACGGCAAAGGCCTCGACAATGGAACAGCCTTCCTCCCAGAGGGCGCACTGAAGATGGTACATCCTCGCGCTACGATCTTCCTCGGTGGTGAAGGTGTCGTCCGTAGCCAGATCGGTAATGTAACTACGGTTCACCATGCCAAGAACTTCAAACATCGACGGGATGTCGGTCGGGAAGTCTTCTTCCTCAATGCCCATGCGTTCGACAGGTGCGTACTCGGCTGCGAACTCTGCTGCGGTGATAGCCTCGTCGTTAACGGTGAGAGTGATCTCCCAAGGCTTCACCTTCTTGAGGTTATGCGTGAAGGGGACACGGAGCTTCTTGGACAGGGGCCAGCCCCGGTCCATGCCGTCGTTGGCGTGCACCTCGTAGAGTCCCCGCGAGAGGGCTTCAAGCATGTCATTCGACAGGTCGTCTGCGTCGGTCAGCAGCCAGTATCCCTGCCAGTGCTTTTCGCTTGTCTGGACAGTGATAGATGGTTGAATCTTCAGCTTGTCGAGTGGGCAGTCGTCGCCGTCTGCCCACACGCACGAGGCATGGATGACGTTATCCTTGGCCGCGTGCCTGGTGTTCGACAGGGCCGGGGGCTTGGTGTACAGGAAGGGGCTGTAGTAGACATCCAAGTCCGCGTGAGACTGCGCGTACGCCACCATCTTGTCAAGCTGTGCGGGCAATTCGAACCAGCGGAAGTTGGTCAGGCCGCCCATAGGCCCCTTCAAAATGATGGGTGTCCAGCCTTCGCCCGTTGGGAGGACTGCTTGGAAGAATTGTGTGAGGTCCATCGCTCTCCTTTCTGCTTGTATATAGTACGGCGGGCCGTACCTCACTGTCAAGATACGGCCCGCCCGAAGGGATCAGAGTTCGATCCGAGAAGCCTTCTTCTTCTTAGACTTCTTCTTGGCCTCGTCCCACTCAACCTTCTTGATGTTGTTACGCTTGGTGACCTGCCCATTGTATTCGCTGTCTTCGACATCGACAGTGATTGTCGCAGTCTTACCAACGATGTCTCGTTCGACCTGGTAGTAGTACTCACCAGTGCGAGCGGTTGGCTCTTCAGGCCAGGCGTTGCCGGATGCTTCGCAGAACTTCGGCAGGTCCCAGTGGAGACCATTCTTTGTCTGAAGCACCAGCCAGTATCGAATCTGGCGGGATGCTTGCTCGCCCTCGGTGACGATGAAGTCCACGGTGTACATGGCCTTGCCCTTCTTGGACTCTCCCAGCTCGCAGGCATCGACAGCCACCTTGTAGCGGCCCTTGGGCAGGGGGTCAAAGCTCATGGACTCCGCAACGTCAAGTGTCATAAGCTCGTCAAAGTTAATCATGATCAGTTCTCCTTCTTGTTGAGTTCATTGTAGTGGTCGATTGACTTGGGCAGCCAACCGTAAGTGTTGATCCGCCCGTGTCGAATAATAGCGTCAGGCTCCGGGAAGGTCTTGTTGTCTGCTCGGAGACGGTACAGGATGGTAGTTCGATTAACGCCGGTCATCTCAGAGACATCCTTGATCGACAGGTACTCAGTCATCCTTCTCCTTGATGTCGTAGTGTTCATGCACCCAGCCCAGGATCTTGTCGAACGATGGGTTGCCAACCATTGCGGGCATGTTGTCGAATCTGGTCTTAGTGAGAATGTTCGACGGGGACTTGACCGTAAGAACAGTGATGAGTTTTTCTTCCCCGTCTTCTCCCACATCCTCCCAGGTCATTCGACCAATCAGGTCGAAGATTGCCGGGAGCTTCTTAAAGCTCTTCTTGCCCTCGAAGTCAGGGGCAATTTGAGAGAGTCGTTCTGTCTCCACGATCTCGCGGGATTCGTGGGTGATCGTGATGATGTTCAAGCCCATGTCGAAAGCAATCGTATTAACAAGGTCGAGGACCTTGTCATACGCCGCCGCCCACATGGCGAAGGAATCCTTTGGATTGACCGCCGCAAAGTGCAGCTTGATAAGTTCCTGCAAGCGGTCAACTGTGTCGATGACGACAGTCTTGAAGGGCTTATCCTTTGCGCCACTGATCTTAACAAGGAGGTCTGCGAACTCTTTGTACGTTGCAGGCTGGACAATGAGCATGTTATCCAGATCACCGAACTTGGCAGCGGGCGCAGTGCCTCGCTCCAAGTCAACATAGAGGACAGGTCCCAGTTCCTCGACCTTAGAGGCTGAGGATGCAAGGGATGTCTTGCCGGTGCCAGAAGGCCCATAGAGTAGGACCTTCAGCTTAGGTGTGGTGGTTCGGGGATCAGACACTTCGATATCAATTCCCTCCAGGAATGAATCAAACTTTCCCATGTTTCTCCTTTCTTAGCGCTTGAAAGCACAATAGTAGCAGCCGGTGTGGCTGCCGAGTTCTCCAAGGTTGTCCCGATTTTCGTTGGCCCACTTGAAGATTTGGTTACCACGTTCAAGAACGGCCAGGGCAGCCTTACGGTTGTACTTAAAGCACAGCTCATGACTTGCAGCCATGACAGATTCTACAGTACAGTCTCGTGGGAACAAAACCAATGAGACGTGATTCACTTCATAGCCAGCGTTTTCAAGACCCAAACCGTACAACATCATTTGATAGTAGTACTTTTTGAGCTGACCTTCGGTCATCGAGTCCGAGTAGAACTCAGGGTTGCGGTCCTCGTCAAAGAACGTGGCAGACGAAAACGCCTTGATCTTCTTCTTCGACAGGACTTTATAGTCCACGACATGCCCTGTCGTGATGTCGAATCCATCAGCAGTGCCGCGAATATCCCCATAACCGTCGATAGTGCCGACAGTAACTTTGGTTTCCTTCAGGTAATCCTTGAGGCCAATAACGTTCTCAAGGTACAGGTGGAAAGCAGTACCGATCATAGGGGCTAGAGGGTAGTTCTTCTCGTCCTGGTGTATGCCCAGCAGCTTTTCTGCCAAGCAACGCTCGCAGAGGTCTCCCAATTCACTAGGACCAATCTTACGCTGTTTATCACGCTCAGAGGGCTTGGTGAGTTCCTTGACAATTTGGTCGTAGATTTCACTCATTGGCTTCCCACTTCTTATAGAAAGCCTCTGACATCACATGGAGGTTCCATGCGTACGTGTGCAAGTCGTCCACCGACGACTCGACGAAAACCAGAATGTCTCCTGGCTTTGTTGTTTTCCACATTTCCCGTGTACCAAAGATAGGTACCGTCGGAATCTTACGTGTGACCTTATCTGAGCCAGACTTAACCTCCCATCCGGTCTTCTTCACTTTGTTGATATCAATGATGTCCCACAAATACTCAGGCGGGACTTGAAGAACAATCTTCTTCTGCACAGTGAACACCTTTCGACAGGCCCATCAACAGGGCGGTAGCTTCTTCGGAGTTTCGATAGTCGCCAAGGTACACAACCTCAATGATATCGGGACATGATGCAATGAGATGGGCACAGCCCTGGCACGGGTAGTGCGTCACGTAAAGCGTGTACTCACTGTCGTGTGAAGGCATCTTCCTAATCGCGTTACGTTCCGCGTGAACAGTGTTAACACAGTGCCCATCAATCATTCGGTGACCGCCCGTGTCGCATGGCTCCAAGCCGTGTGGTGTCTCATTGAAAGCACGGGACACCACACGACCAGTTGCGCGGTCAACGATCACGCACCCGACATGGGCACGATCACACCGGGACTTAGCAGCTTCGTCCCGAGCAGCCTTGATGTACTCTCTCATCGAGAAAGAATCTCCCGCTGCTCAGGCGTGAGACTCTGTGCCCACGCAAGAATCTTCCGTGCATAGTCCGTCAGTGTACCGCTGTCGGTGAGAAGACTAGGCCCCGACTTCTTCCGATAGTCAGTGAACGCGAATCTATCCCCATCGACGTACCGCAGCAGACGGCACAAGATGGAGTTACGTCCCACGACGTAGTTACCGTCCTCGTCCTCGGTGAGTGCAAGCAGCATACTGCCATTCAGCCGGTCAGTGTAGTGGTTCTCACCGACACTGAGGTCTTCCTTGAAGAAACCACACTCGTTCGTAATGTCATCGACCCACATGATCGACAGGTCAAGTGGCTGAGCCTTCTTGATGTCAATGTGCGCAGAAGTCATTTCGCGCGCGTTGCACTTCAGGTCCTCGGCGTATGGCACAGTGAAGACCTTGTTGTCGAACGGATCGACAGCGGCCATTTCGTCCTGCCCACTCCACCACTGAGCGCACACTGACCCCTTGTCGTTGAGAAGAACCAGACGCCCGTTAGGGAGCTTGCCGGTGCCCATGACCGCACCACTAGGCATAGTGACAAGGCCGTCTTCGATGTCAAGGTACTGTCGCTTGTTGTAACGGTTGGGCAGGTTCTCCCAACCGTAGCCCAAAACAGGGGCGTAGATATCACGAATTGTAATTGCCAAGTGGCTCTCCTTCTTCATAGTAGTGGAACTCAATGATCGGGACATACTGTCGAGTTGGATAGTTAAGCCTATCCGACACATAGTAGCGCACTGAGGCAAAATCGATAGACACGGTGCGCGACGTGAACAAGTGCTCCTCACCCGTGCTGGTGTACCACAGATGAATCTCCTGGTGGTCGCTAAACGACACACCATTAGTGGTGCTTTCCTTTTCTTTTCGCTCATCCAGTGACACATATGTCTCCCACTTAGGGTTAAGCACGTGGATGCACACGACGCTCCCATCGGTGAACTTCAGCCAAGTGTCTTCGTCTTCAAGCCAGTGTTCTACCACGGACTTCTTCAGGAGATTTGCTACCGTCTTGTGGTTAACTTCAATGATCTTCATGGCTCAACTCTCCAGCTTGTTTGCCCAACGGACCAGAAGCCACACTGCAAGCAGAGTAACACCCACAAGAATGAGCGCCCCGATAATCAGCGCCATGTAAGCCACGAAAGCGTACACAACCCACATGAAGTAGGCAGGGTACCAGACTCCCGTAATCACGAAAGCGAAACAGAACAGGAGCGGGATGAAGCGACCCTTAGACTTCTTCTCCCGGTTTGCATTCAGCTTGCTAACAGCATCATTGTAGTAATCGTACATGTTTGTTCTCCTTCAGTTTGTTGGTTTCAGATAAGGCCGGATGCCTTGAGCTTGTCGAAACGCTCCTGCAAGCGTCCCAGAACACGGTCGTCCACGGTGTTGGTAGCCTGAATTAGGAAGCGGTTGACGGCTGTTGTTTGTCCCTGTCGGTTGAGTCGTCCCGTTGCTTGCTCATTGATTACGAGGGAGTTTGACTGGCTCAGCCATATCTCAGTATGGCACACCCGCTGCAAGCCGTCAACTCCTTCTGACATGGCTTCATGCTGTGCGACAATGACGCGCACGTCGCCGTTAATCATGTCTTGGAAGTCACCACGAGACTTGCCAGAGACTTCAATGGCCTTGGTCCCAGCTTTCTTCAGACGGTGCAGCGCCGCCTTAATGAACTTTTGCGAGTGTACCCACACGACGACAGGCTCATTCTCTGGGAGGTCCACAATAATGTCCATCATTGCGTCGAGCTTAGAAGACTTACAATCCTCGCGGTAATCGACAGTGCCGTCCTCGTTGAACGAGGGGACTCCCAGTGTCATCTGTCGCAGACGCAGGTCCAGTTCCATGGGGATCGACAGTGCCAACGGGTAGTCACCTAGGAACGTGAGCGCCTTCTGTTCCAGCTCGTTGTAAAGTTTGCGCTGCTGCCTAGTCAGCTCCACTTCGACACGGTGGATCACGACACCAGGAAGCTCAGGGTTAGCCTCAGCCTGACTCACCTCGTGATAGGACGGCGCGCCACGTCGAACCATGCCTGGGTACTTTTCTCCCGAAAAGTCTTTCCCGTATGCGCTCCAAGGGTTAAGCTCAACCTTAAAAAACTTCTCACAGAAGTCCCAGTAACCACCGTAATGGTTAGGCCACAAGAACTTCAATGCTGCCCAAATGTTACAAGGCTTGTTCCCCGCTGGTGTCGCACTCAGCGCAAGGCGGTAGCGTGCCTTAATGTGTCGCGCTACGTCAAAGTTGAGCGAGGAATGGTTGCACGCACGATGCCATTCGTCGGCAATGACCATACCAAACTCGACACCATAGAACGGCTGGGGCATGGACTTGTAAACGTACTTTTTGGCGCGCCCGTCCCAGCGCTTTTCCTTGTTGCGGGACCGCATAAGCTCCCATGTGATGAAGTACACGCCGGGCACACGAGCTTCCAGATCGTCCCACACTGCAAGCGCGGCCTTGGTTTTCTTACCACTAAGCGTACGCATGTCGATACCCGCGAGGGTCTTCCAGTGCGAGCGCCAGCCAGACTCGGTACGGACAGGGGCGACAATGAGTATAAGCTGTTCCCCAATGGTGCTACCGAAGGCGTTAAGCGCGTTCCACACGCTCATTGCCGTCTTGCCCGTACCGAGGCCCGCGCCTACCAGGCCCGTGTACGGCGTTTTCGAGCTTGCTAGTCCTTCCAGTACACGTTCCTGGTAGGCACGAGGCTTGAATGTCACTTACTTAGCCTCCCTAATCATGTTGACCTGTTCCTTGGTCAGGTATGCCAGGATGCGTGGTCCCGCAACGACACCAATACCCATATCAAAGTCATGTGACACAACGATACCTGTCCCATCTTCTAGCACTTGGATATAAGAAGCATTGTCCATTAGTCAAGCTCCCTTGCAACGACACTGCAGTAAAACACACCGTCTCGGACAACGCCCTGTGCATACTGGCACTCATACAGAGAGTCACGGTCGAATGTTGCGACAACCCCGGTAGGCAGTGCAATATCGCTAGACTTGACAACCAGCATCTCGTAATCCTGAATCCAGATGAAACGCCCGTCGCTCGGCTTATCGTCCCATTCGACAAAGCCGGTGGTCTCAAACAGGTTTTCAAGGAAGCCGTACAGCAGATCGTTATCGTCCCAGTATGCCCACGCGTTCTCTGCATCTGTCTCGCTATCCTTGGAACGCTGATAGCCCTCGACGCTGTTGGAGTCAAATTGCTCCCTGAAAATATCCTCACTCAATTCGGTGAGGTTGAACGTATCGCCGTCCACCCAGTCCGCAAACATATCAGAACCTCCCTAGTGCGTCGTCAATAATAGTCTTGAGGGATGCTTTGTCCCCCTTGTCGAGATACTGTTGAACCGCGTCCAGACCGCTTTCAGCGTAGACTGCATCGACAGTCACGCCCTTGGCTTGGTCAATGACGGACCACACGTCTTTCACGTCCCACATGTCACTATAGTCCATCCACTGCTTAGCGGTTCCCAGCATCTTATGCACCATGAACAGCACACCGCGCTCGTTATGGTAGTCATAGTCTTGCCAACCAGAGAACTTGAAAGCCTTGCAGTAGCCCTCAAAGATATCCGTAACATCCACGTCATACAGGGCCAAATCGTGAACTTCACAGAACCGCATGATGCGCTTGAAAAGCGTGCACTCACTGTCGCTTTCGACACAGCCGTAGGTGAACATATCGGAATCCCCGACTAGTTCAACCGGCTCAGGCGTATCTCTGTCCCGCATGGCAACGTAAATGCCACTGTTGTTGGACTGGAAGACGCACACGTCCTCGTAATCCTGTCCCGCAATAGTTTTCAGGCTCATTTGCGCTCACTTTCAATATAGATACTCATGCCGTTAGGCAATTCAATTTCGGCTCCAACGCCAAGGTTTTGGTGGATAATTTCGGCGGCCCGCATTTGGCGTACCGCCTCATGCCACATGGTGGAGTACTCCACCAACTCGTTATCTTCCAGGGATCGGGCAACAGCTTCAACCTGTCGGACAGTGTATTCACTGTTGCCCGTCCCATACTGGTTCCACTTCATCGGAATGTCGCGTACACGTCGCTAACCACAGTAGCGGGCGACAGATCGATAAGCTCCAATGCTGCAAGCTTGCGCGTGTTGAGCTTGGGCTTGTCATAGACAGACTCCCTGACTGCCTTGGGCAGTTTCTTAAACGCCGCCAGCTTTTCAACCGCCGCCGCGTTAATAGTCCGTCGCACCGCGAAAGTGACCTTAGTGTCTCCCACGGTGAGCTTGTCGCCGGGGTTAAACTGTTCGCATAGCTGAGCCTTAAGTTCATCCCGCGCCTCACTAAGGGCGCTAATCTCGGCGTTGAGCTTGGTGATCTTGCTAACCAAGGCATCAGTGTTCATTGTTGTTCTCACTTTCTTTGTGGTGGCAGTAAATGGACGTAGGAATGAGTGCGACTACAAAAAGTAGCGTGTAGTAGGCGACCGCGAACATTAAATGATCTTCCTAATCAGATCGTTAGCGATGGCAACCGCAATGCCCAGTTCGACAAACGCTTGCCAACCAGCTGGGTCTACCTCCCTAGCAATTTCGCTAGGCTTGTATTCCTTGCCGAGTAGTTCAATTGGCGATACGATACCATCCATCGTATCAGCGGCCAATTCCTCGTAGTGCTCATAAAGTTGGAGTCCGCCGTTGCAAGTGACAAAGTCCCATTCTCCAGGCTCAAGCCCCAAATCCTTGGCACGGTACGCGACGGTAGTGTCAAAGTCTTTGAGTGCTTCAAGGTTGTTAATCTGAATCATGTCATTCTCCCTCGTAGAGTAGTAGTGTCATTGTCCCAGCCGTTACGCCCATAGTCCCATAGAACACCATCTGCGCATGGCCTGTAAAACTGTAGGAAATAAGGGCGAACACGCCGAGTGCGATTAGTAGTACCGCGCAAACCTTAATTTCCATCATTCTCACATATAGTTTTCGGTGTAGTTTCGGATAGCATCTTCCTCGCTGTCGGCATAGATACCTGCCAGAGAGTCGCCGGTAGTTTCGTTCGACACTACCCATACGTAGCCGTCTGCCCACATAGAATACTCATGCACCCATGACTCGCAAGGGTTGGTAGAGAACACTTCCTTGTCGAACGCTGCTACAAACAGACGCTCAGCATCCATAGCGTGCCAACCAACATACACCCAGTAATCGGGGCAAAGATTCTCCCATTCTTCCTGGGTAGGTGTACGCCCTTGTTCTTCATAGAAGTTATCAAACTCCCACATTGCGGGGCAATTAGTGTCGGCTGGGTTGTGGAGGATGCATCCACGTGGCCCACCGATAACGCAAAGTGCGCTTGCATCGTCAAGCCACTTGACAGGGCACTCTGCATCTGTATCCTGCCACACTTGGAAAGTCTGTCCGTTGTACTCCCATTCGTCGGGAACGGTGATAGTGTGCGCGTGTTGAGTCTGGGTAAGTTCGATGGTCATTTTTGTTTCTCGCTTTCGCTTGGTTGGTTTGTTGTGTCTAGTCTATCAGGTTGTTGGTCATTCTGCCATGTAAACTACTTCGCATGTCTTTGTGTCGTTGTCCCAAATGAACATGTGCGCGTAGCCGTGCAAGTAACGCATATCGTCAAGGGTCATACCCTCGTTATCGGTCTGCCAGTACCAATAGGTACTGTTGTCATAGGCGTTAGTGCGACAACACCATACGTAACCATCCACGTTCACGTAGACACCGCTTGCCTCGTTTTCAGAGAATAGGTCAAGCAGACCCACAAACTCATAACCACGTTCAACAAACCAGGTGTTAACACGTGTCAGGTCCCAGCCCTTGTCGGGATCAACATACCCTGCCACGTTTTCCTGCATTGATTCTAGGGGGTAGTAACGGTCAGTGATAACACTCAGCAATTCTTCCCACATGTTAGTCACACCCACTTTCTTCCAGTTGCTTAGCCAATTCATAGATAGCTGCTTCAAACATTGCTTGTTTGAGATTCTTCCAAGCATCCCCGTAACGAGGTTCTACAGGCCAACGAGGAATGGTCATGCTGACACCTCGTTAGGCTTAAACAGGTAGCTTTCGACATGGCAGTCAAGGGCGTCACAGCCCTCCTCCAACCACCCAATGCCGTGCATATCCGTTTCAATTTCGGTAGCGGGGATGCACTTCCAGCCCTCGTTCACGATAATTTCGTCAACAACGCTGTATAGTGCTTCTGCAACCAACTCAGCCATTGCCCAGATGCGGGCATTAGCGACAATGGCACGGCGACGGTCAGGGTCTCGTTCCATACCGTAACCCGGTTCAATGTATTCATCCTCAACAGGACGTCCCATCTTGTCCCATGCCAGGAACACGTTAGCGTCATTGCACCAACCGCCGGTCAGGGTGCAAACTTCATCCCAGATGGTGCTACCGAAAACGTTACCATTGATAACGTCAGCTGCGAACTCAACAGAAAGCTCGGGCCAAACGAGGTCCTTGGCGACCTTGTAGGCGTATTCGTTAGGCAACATCGTTGTTCTCACTTTCGTATTCGTATTTGGTAATCTCACGTGGTCCGGTGTAGTAGTCGAATGTGTAAACGCTGCGCTGTGTCCCATCGGGGGACGGCACGGTCACACGGTAAGGCAAGTAGCCCTGAGCAAAGTAGGCATACTGTCGCCGCTCACCCGGAAAGTGGATACTGAAAAAGTGCGACAGGTTGTGTGGCGCGTAAACCCTTTCTCCCTTGGAGTGTTGCACCCTAGACCAACGGCCACTAGGCGTACGGTACTCGGTCCAACGGGTGACCGTGGCGTATGTTGTGTCTCGCATTATGCTTTCGCTTTCTCTGGTTGTTTGGCTAACCACCTTGGTTAGCGCAGTTCCCGGCGTGGGAGTCGGACCCACATTTACCTACCGACAGGGCCGGGATGCCTAGTTAACTAGGCTTCAATTTCAGATGCAATGGCCGCATCTGCCAGACCGTCCAGGGCGCTCACTACCGCATCGATAGCGGCGAACATCTCGGCGTTGTCCCGGTATTCGACGCCCATTTTCTTGAATGTGATCTTGGCGGCCGTGGTGGTCTTGATAACCTGCATGGTGTCTTTGTTGATTCGCATGGTTTGTGTTCTCACTTTCTGTTGTGTGGTTTGCCTATGACTTAATAGTATCTGGTTGTCGGGTTGTTGTCAAGCTGTTAGTACGTGAACTGGCTCACATTGATAAACTGTTCCCCATTACCGTTAATAGTTTCATCGTCGCAAGCTTTATTGCACGCCTTGTAAAGCGCGTCCCAGTCAACACGGCCAACAAGGGCGCTAAGGAAGCAACGCACGTGTCGGCTAGTAGTTGTCGAATGATGGAACGCATCGCGGTATACGAAAGCGTCCCAGTCCCCATTCTCATTCTTGTTCACTACTGCAACGCGCGTTGTGTAGGAATAAACGTCAAATCGGCTGTTGCGAATCGGGTGGTTGTGATTCGCAGCGATGTTGAAATTCTTAGCGACAGGCAGGAACCCATCGCCAACGCGGCCCACCATAATGTCATACGCGGCGCTGCCGATATCGTCAAGGATGGTCATTTTCGTTGTCTTTCTGCTAGTTGAATGTCAGGTCAAACCCAGCTTGTGTGAGCACGCGCATTTGTTTTGCGTCTCCCAAAAGCACAAGCTGTGTCGCAGTCGCCATTTTCGCGGCCTTAAACACGTCATACCCGGGGATGCTCCCAAACCAATGGCAAAGTGACTTATGGTCAATCACACCATTGTAAACGGGAAACGTCTCGGAATTGCGCAAAACGTAGTCGGTAACCGTGCACGTACGGTATGGCATCGTTTCAGTCTTTCTGTGTGGGGACGGGCCGTTAGGCCCGTCCCGTTGGTTGTTGGCCTAGTACCCGAACCAAGCGTGAGCGTTGGTCTTGGTATCGAACTCCCTAATCACGCTGTTACCCGTGGGAACGTAACCCTCCCAGGCTTCCAGGTCACGCATGATGCGGTCCATTTCCCGGCGCTCACGGGCGCGGATGCGCTTGTTCAGGTCCCGGCGGTGGGACGTGTACGCGCTCCCATAGCGGGCGAACTGGGAGGGGTGCCACGCTTCCCCGCGCGCTTCCTTAACCCAGTAGGGATCGGTCTTGAATGTGTGTGCCATGATAATTAACCCTTCGGTTTGTTGGTGTGTGCCCTCGTTTTGAGGGGCATCGTTCCACGCCCGGGAATCAAACCCGGCTTTATCACCAATGATGCGTGGATGTTGAGATTAGGACTGCCTAATCATGCGTTCGACAGTGGCCAGGTCGGCCGCCCACTCCCAGCGAGAACCGTAGGCCCGGTCAAGCTCGCCCCATGTGGAGGGCTTGTCGGTATCGGCGACAGTCTTGGAGCTAGGCTCCCACATGTCATAACCACCGTCCCGAACGGTGCTAAGCGTGAGTGAGACGTGGCCGTCACTATCCTCCCATGCTCCCACGTAAACAGGTCCCAGTTTGGACTGGAACCAGCGCTCATACAGCAAGGTACCATCCTCGGTAGGGACACAAGTATCCTGCCACGAGGTCACGTCGCACGCTTGAATTTCGGCGTCTGTGTATTCGCGTTCGACATAGGTGTCGGTGCTCGCATCGTAATCGAAAAGCTCAGATGCCAGTGCCTCAATGTCGAAGTCGCCAGCGTAATCACCGGCAAAGTCGCGCGCGGCCTGGATACAGTCTGCCCAGTATTGGAGTGCCACGGTGTTTTTCACTTTCTGTGTGGTTTGGTCTGTGCTTTCAGCCTAGCAGCGGTGCTAGGTAGTTGTCAACTTGTTAGGTTGTGATGTGGATCACACTGTGAACGGCAGGGTATCGGCGTCGAGCTGGATAATCTGCCAGTCCATCCGTGCCAGTAGCTCCAGGGCGCGGACACTGCCTCGACAGGCGCTGTGAACCAACTCGACAAGGCAGTTAGCGCGGGGCATAGGCAGGTCAAGCGAGCGCGCCAAGTAGCAAGCAAGCCGAGGATTACGGGTGATGTTGATAACCTCACCCGTGTCGATAATGACCTCAAAGTCGCCCTTGTGGCCGCGGATAAGGGGCAAGTTCGGGTTGTAGTTAGGGTTGTACATAATGCTTCCTTGGTTGTGTGGAGGGAGTGTGCCC